GCTCCTCCATCTTTGATCTCATTACGCTACTTTATAAGCTCTTCTATAGATGCTTCTTTATTGCTGTTTCCGTCGTCATCCATGAATTTTCCATCGACAGAATCCATGTTAGACCACGATGGTACGAAAAACCCACATTTTGTATCTTCTGCTTTATCGTCCCATATGTTAGGGAAGCTTAGAACATTGTATGCATCTGGTTTGTAAAATAGATCTTTAAGACCATCAAACGAGCCTCCTTCTGTACCGCCTGTACCAAATGCTATCATTAGACCGAAGGCCTTACCATCATCTGTTTCTACAGCTGGCTGCTCTACACGCCATGCAGTAAGTAGATTTGGGAATTTACCACCTTCCTCCCATAGCACAAGCTTACCACGTGTACCACGAATTCGCTCAGGATCATTCTTAAGTGTTATTCCTGTTATGCTTGATAAATAACCTTGCTCTGTACTCTTGCCGAACTCATCTGTAATCTTAAATCCAGAGACTCTCTCCATTCTCGTAGAGGTAAGTCTCTGCTTTGCCCATGCAGTATGCTTGTCGCAAAAATCCATTATTTGCCAAGCTTTTGTCAACAGTCCGTCACCAATCAAGAACTTCTGTTCAGATGCGACTGCAAAGTTTTTAGATCCAGGTATGAGTTCATAATTACGAACAAGCATCGAAGCTCCTTTAAAGGAGTATCCTCTTTGGCGGGCTTTTAGTACTGCCATGTGTTTTCCAACATCTTCTGCCTCTTCGATTGCATTGAAATAATAGTAGTCGTAGTCGTAGAATCTAGGAAAACCAAAGATACGCTCTCGCCTTGTTCTAATATTACCGTGCTTATCTTTATACTAAACTTCTTCCAATTTCATGATTGGTGAATAGTTTAAGTAAAAGTAATGATAACCGGTAATCTCATCTCCATCTGGGGCTACATATCCGTATAGACATCTATTAGTCTCTTGATCCCAAAACTGTATATAATCAGTTGTACCTGCTGGAGCTAGAGTATAGCAGCCGTTCTTTTCAAAGAATATGGCCGACTAGCGAAATTTATCCGAATTCTTTATTTTCTTATTAAAATCTACCATAACATCAAAATGAACCGACCTGAACCGATTACATGCGCTAATTAAGTTTTAATACCAGTGCCATTTGCCTCCTGATATCAAGAGTCTGACACCAGTACCCACAAGTATCCCCAAGGTGTCTGCCAAGATGTCCCACCAACACCAGTGATTTCCATACGCCTTGTAGTCTCCGTATTCTTTAGCAACAGCTGCAGCAACAGCCGCTTCCGTTTCAAATACTGCACCGGCTGCACATACTAAAAAATGATACAACTTATCTATGCCTTTGTAATCTGTGTCTTTCATATGTTATTTACGTATATTATTGTTAACTATCTAAAAATACAGATTCTCTTGTATTCGAAACGTCTATTGGAAAGTCACTTCTACTAAGCGAGACTGCTTTGTCGTACCCTATGTTTTTAATGAAAGAGTTGACCGCAACATTATCAGCTGGACGTTTACTTGCCTAGTCTACATTACTACTTTCTTCACATTTCTCTGCAGATGGTGCATCGTTTGCAGGAGAGGTTGTACTATGGATGTTTGAGACATTTACTGCATCACACAGTTCATATGGGTCTTGTGTGACAGTAAATTGTGTCAACAGCTGTGGTAATGTGACATAAACATTTTCGTCGTCGTTTGTGCACTAATACAAACCCATCTCGGATCTTGTAATTGTGTATTTGTACAAACGAAAAAGTCTTTCAGGCTCTCCATTATGACCGATAGTTAATGCTTCATTGTCAGTATCTGATGTTGTTCGCAATTCGTAGTACAAATTGTCTCTATGTCCAAATTTATGATACAACCATATTGAATCAAAAACACATTTCGTATTATTCTTCATATTATTTAACTGTTTCGTATAAGCCTATAGTGCCGCCACCCTTTACTCTACCAGCTTCAACTTGTTCAGCTTTAGCTTGTTTCATCGCTATATCAAGTGACTTTACTATGCTACCTACGTCTTTTAATATTCTAGTTACCTTTATAGCAGTATCGATGTCCATAGAATCTTTAGAATAATCATTCAATGCTACTATAAGTCCTTCTGCTGCTGTCTATGATGCTGCTAAAAGTCTAGTTCCAGGAGTCTCCTGAAACTCCACAAATCTTTTAGCAAGCTCTTTTACTTCAGGAGAAGGTATATAATTCTCATCTTTAAATACATCTTTAGCAACAACTTTTGCTCTTTCTTTTTCAGGATAAGCTTCATATGGAGTATTCCATTTGTACAACCAAACTACATACTCCATTTCTTTGATAGCTCGTTGCTTATCTTCTGCATTGTTGTAGTGTTCTTTAAAAGGAGGTATTGCTAAGTTCTCTGTATCTAAAGAGATTTTATTTCCTTTTATATCAAACATTGTTCTGCAAATCCGATTTTAATACCGAAGACCATCCCTATGACGTAAGTTTGTATCCACGCTCGTCTACACTGTTGAAAAAATAAAATTCAGCATCGTTAGAAACGTACGTCGTTGGTATATATCTTTTATATAAAGGATACAGTTTTACATTAACTCCTGAGTCTGTCTCCGTATGCTTATAAACAATAAAACTTCCATAGTTCCAAGCTTTATTTGCGGCAGATAACAGATGAGAGTCTTCCAAATATACTATAGGAGTGTTATAATTAGCGTCTTCAGTAGATATGTGTGAGTTTTTTTCAGTTAATCTCCAGCAATTATCGGTAGGGTTTCCATTGTTGTCAGCAAATGATTTAAACTAATAACCGACAGTAGATCCTCTTTGTTTGACATAGGTGGCCATTTCCACTAATTTAAAGGTGGCCTCATACCCATACTCTATCTTATACCCGTTATAAAAAGCATTCTCATGAAGAACGTCGTTAGTATCTATCCAACTAGGATTCTTAACTTTCAGTGTAAGTTTTTCTGGAATGTAATTTATAATTTTTATTTCTTTGCCGTAATTGGCATCCAGCGTTTCTTGTGGAAGCACTATATGATAAGTCGGAAGTGTAGACGGGTTTCTCCAGTAGTTTATCTATATATTACAGTGCGCGTTACTAAAGTCAATATAATAAGCATTCGACGATCCTGGCATAGGTTTGACGTATTCGTCAAAATTGTCTTCTGTAATAACAGTAAACGGAACAGCAACACTGCCCATGAATTGTCCATCTATTACAGTAAGTCTGCCACTCTCTCCGTCTATAGAAACAGTTTCGTGTCCGTTACTATCAATAGCTGTAGCATAGTTCAACAAAAGATTCTTAACGTACGCTTTGTCTGCAAGAATTAAATCTGTTGCTATATTTTTGTACTCATTAAACGGCTGCCAATATTCGGTATTATAAATATCTTCGTTGCCTGCCTTATGATATGTTTTTATGCACAGGTATTTACCGGAATCATAAACGTCGTCTATAACAACATCAGAAATAGCTGTTGAAGACGTAAGAGTGTCTTCACTGTAACAAACATCTCCTATGTTTACTTCGCTCCAATTTTTAAGGTTGAATAAAGTGTCTCTGTTTTTGATAACGCCGAGTGTAGCCCGAGCTACTTCTTCATTATTGTTTATATAAAGAACGACTGTATATATATCAGAAGCCTTAAATCCATCTTGTACTTTTAGTTGGAAATAACCACTTCCCGTCGTAACTATTTTGCCCTAAGCATCTTGTTCTCCTAATACAGTACACTGAGAAGAGTCGAGTACCTGATAAGCCCCATCTATTATTTTATATGCATTTATATCAACAACTGTAGACCCCTCGTTAATAAGCGGCTGAGAAAATTCAACACTGTATGTTACTACGTGATTTTCACCTGGATCACCTTTTTGGCCAGGATCACCTTTATCTCCCTTTTTTCCGTTTTTAACTACTACAATTGTTTCTCTATCGTACAGCCTGTTATCTGTGTCGTACAAAGAATACTGAACTTTTACGGTAGGTCTTACTAGAGACAGCGTTATTGTCTGATAAGGACGTTCAGCTCCACCATCAATGCTCATCTTTAATATGAGGTCTTGGGTTATAGTCGGAGTTCCGTTACCAACCTGCTTCATCTTATCGCAAGTCAGTGTAGTATCAGAATACGATTCGTCATCGTTTATTTTAATCTGTGTAGCGCTTGGCTATAAAAAATACCTAACTGCAGATTGTCCGTCTTTTCCTGACGTGAGCGGTATAAGTGTAAAAAGTATAGCTCTTGTACCTTTTGCACAAGCTACACTTATTGTAATGTTTATGTTTTTAGAAAAACTATACCCTTCGTCGACATGCACAGAAATATTAGCTTCGTCTGTCCCTACGCCAGAAACTTGTACTGACACACCCTATTCCTCAACATGTGTTACGCACGAAGTTATTGTTTGCTCCTATGCTCCATCGTAAATATGAGCAGACGTACTAAAGTCGAAAGAGCTTTCAGTACTTCCGCTTTCGTTTACCGGAAATGAGTCTATTTCGTTTGTAAGATCTACTGTTAACGGACTTTCTACTGGTGTTTGGCCAGTGTCTATTATAGTTGAAAACTATTGTCCGTCGTTTCTGGACAACGTTAGAACACTATCGTTTCTGTTAAACTGCAAATCTGTGGTATATGTGTCAAAATTAGCTTTTTGATCAAGCAGTTCGTCCACCTCTTCTTTAGAGTAGTAGTCATCAAATTTGCGATCAACTGACTCAGAGGAGTCGTAGTTTGCCAATATACTAGTAAGCTCGTCGTCAGTTACATAATATAAAGGAATTATAGACTCTGGAACATCTTTTTTATATTGTTCTATCAGCTCCCTTATGTAATCTACGTTTGATGTTAAATCGTGTAGTTTATTCATTCTATTTTTGATTATATATGTATACAACATAAGGGAGCATCCTTACGAATGTTCCCTCTACAATAAGTAAATTATGTATTATGCTGCGGCCTGTACCGTCTCTGCCGTTGTTGACTCAGCGCCTTCGTCTGTCCCTTCTGGAGCAGCTGGTGCCTCTTCATTTGTAGAGCCAAACCCGCCCTCTCCACGATCACTAGGATCAAGTTCGTCTGCCTCAACAGGCTCTATATCTGCAAGCTTGATTATTACAAGCTGAGCAAATCTTTCGCCTTCTTTGTATACGGCAGGGATTACGTCTGTGGTAGATCTAAATTTGCCCATGATTTCTCCGCGATAGCCTGAGTCGATAACGCCAACACAATTGGTCAAAATCAAAGACTTCTTACTAACACTAGACCTAGGCATAAGAAAACCTACGTAGCCTTCCGGTATTTGTACTGCAAGATCAGTATGATACACAAGGGTTAGCTGCCCACACTCATTTATCTCAGTAGAGATATGTGTTGCTGTAAGATCCATGCCCGCATCTGTTGGGTGAGCAAAAGATGGTAAAACTGCCTTTTCAGAAAGGCGCTTAAATTTCAACTGCATATTATAAATTTATCTTTGTTTATTAGTAGCCCTTGTAGGTGCCTCCCCCACTCCCCCTGGGTTCGTTTAATCGACTGTTGCATCCAATCCTAAGATCAGTCTTCTCGTTCAGTCTGTCACGCTGCTTTCGCTTGCGCCTCGTCAACAATGTTTTCCGAGTCCATTAGAGAAGATTCTAATTGTGGATTATTTATTATCCCACAACCATCCAATATAGTCCAATAACTGTTTAACCAAAACTTGTCTACGTTATATCTTAAAGTTCTTACACATGTTTTTGGTTGTTTTGTAATCACTTCATTGTGTGCTATTAAATCTTTTGCACATTCTACAAGACTTCCGTAGCGTTTTATTTCATTATGATTTTGATCATAACGAATGACGTATTTTTGATTAGAATGCTTTTGTCCAGACTCGTTTACGATTTGTGTAACAACACAACGTCTTATACCTAAGATCGAAGATGTTCTTTTTACACTCTTGCATTCTTCATAAGTAGATTCAACCAGTCTACGAAGATCTTCTGTAACTTCATACTTAGATTCATTACATTGCTGGTTTCTGCTACCATATGTAGTAGTCTGACTATGACAGTTGGGACAAAGAAAGCGCAAGTTTTCAAGTCTATTATCGTTATTCTTTCCGTTAATGTGGTCTAATTCGAGACTTAATGTCTTTCCTCGCCATTCTACACAACCACAGATTGCACATCTGTATGGTATCAATTTGTGTTTTAAAATATACCTTCTGAGAACATTTCTGTTATGTTTTGAATTTTCGCATAACAGTTTACTTTCATCAACCGTTCTCTCTATATTTTTCGAAAATATATTTTTTCCTTTGAAATCTCCTGGTGTAAGATTTAACTCGTCCATTCTTCTTCGTACTAGAGAAAACCCCCAAGAGTTTCCTTTTATAGAATAACCAAGCTTAAAGAGGACTTCAGCTATGTTTTGGCTTTCTTTAATCATACTAACGAACTGTTCGTCCGTAAGTTCATATATCTTATTTGTCATATTTCAAAAGTATTCAATTGTACATCGAACTATTTAAGAGCCAGGTGCGCTAATGTTACGCCAAAGGGCAATGTGCGCTTATACTCCGAGAGATGCGCTAACTCTGTACCAATACGATGGCCTACAAGACTTTAGCAGATACAAACTGTTCTTGTGGTTACGATCCGCATAAATGCGACTGTGTGTGATTCCGCTAGGATTCGAACCCAGGACACGCGGTTTAGAAGACCACTGCTCTATCCAACTGAGCTACGGAATCAAGGCGGAGGGGCTAAGAACGCCGGACCAACCGAGCCTTAGTAACACCCTCCATGTAACTAGCACAGACCATATACGTCGTACTAGTGTACGTTTAATTACTTCTTTCGAGTAAGCCAGTTCCAGAATCGCTTAAAGATATTTGGCTTCTTGCAGCATGCGCACTTTGTGCAATTGCATACAACGATTCTTGGAGAAAGCTCATCCTGGATCTCAGAAAGAACTGCATTTATTTCTGATCCAGTAAGATACTTGTCAATCTTTGCCCAACCGAGAGCTGCATAAATATCACCAGCACAAGTAGCATCGTTAATATCAATTGCAAACTCTGGTTTTACAGTCTTCTTGGTTGTCTTTTTAACAGCCTTAGTAGACTTTGTAGATTTCTTAATTTCCTTTGTTTTTGTTGCCATAGTTATTATTTTGTTTATTTACACAGAGAAGTTTATCAGAGAGAAGCTGCATCGCAGCAATCTGTATCATCAGCTGCGCAGCAAGTTGGAGCTTCGTTAATTATATCTGATACCCTTTCGGCTAAATTCTTATTTCTATACCTCTCCATTGCGTTTTCGTAAGCATCCAGATTTTCTGTCCATTCCTTAGATCGCACAATCACGAATCTGTTTGGGAATTCTTTATCGTAGAAAGTTATAAGAATGTCCCCGCTTTTAGCCTCAATTACCTCTTCTCCGGACTTAACAGAGCAGTCTTCCTTAATTCGGACTATTCTGCTTATGGATTCACGTGCATACTCTACATCTTCTACGTTCATAGACTCTGGGTCTACGCAAACCATATAGTTACTTTTTGTTATAAGGAGCGTCTTCATGTGGACTATAGTTTTTTAATTTATCGTTTTTAAATCTCGATTTCAGCTTGAACTTAAACAACTTGTTGAATAAAATATCACGAGTATCTGTTTCGTTTTGCATTATACGTTTGGCAAACAGCCATTCATACATTACTATGTTTTTTACAGTTTCGTAATCTTCATTGAGATCTTTTGATATCTTTCTACAAGTTTTATCTAAATTCATTACTTACTCTCTACTGCATATATGGCGTATGGTTCAACAAACTGAGAATCCTTAAGAAGGTCAAACCATGTAGCCTGGATTGCTTTATAAACAATAACGTCTCCAACATTAATCTTCATTTCAGGATATCTGTCATCATTCATTCGCATCTGATATGAATAAGGAACCTTTAAAACGATACCCTTACGGAAGTCAGACTCTACCTCTTTTGTTTCTTTTTCTACCTCTGTGTAGTCAACTGCCTCGATTCCATTGTCATCCTTTTTTGGTTGATCGGCTGCAATCGGCTTGCTGAATTCTTTTGTTACCATTACAGGGTCCAGTGGCTTAACAAGAAACTTGCTAAGTGGCTCGTATTTGATCTTGCTAGATACGTCTTCTGCAAGTTGAGCCTGATCCACGACCATTGTATTCATTTCTTCCATAGCATTACTTTTTAAGTGATTTAAGATGAGATACGAGCTTGAGGAGGTTTCTTACAGTTGTCTCTCTCTCAACCTTGAGGCACGCAGGAAGACCCTTTGTATCTGCTTCAAGATTGTTAAGATCGTTGACGTACTGCTTCTCAAGACTGTCGAGCTCTGTAAAGATATTGACAAAATTCTTCTCATCCTTATCCTCTTTAAGAACGCCGTCGTTCAAGAGAGCTCTAGCATAAGACTCAGAAATCTCAAATACTGAAGAATAACGAGAAGCTACATCCTCATCTGTATCTGATGCAGAATAAGCACTATCATATGAACTTACATAAGTTCCGTTCTCGGTTCTCTCCATAATATCACCTTCTTCCATCACAAAGAAAGGCTTAACTACTATAAGTTTATTTGTCATGATCTGTATTTGTATTTTTCGTTATACACCCACTTAACGTAAAATCATACTAAATTGGTTGCAAAACGTGTAAATTTTATACCAAAAGCAACCGATTACGATATTTCCTCGTTACTACTGAGTAGTATATTACAGTATACTAGAGTATATAGATATATAATATATAATATATAGTATGAACAGTAAAACAGTACAGAAGAGCACTAAAAAGTGGAAAAAGTATAAATAGATAGTAGACTTCTACGACCTTCCTTTATATCACAGTAGAATAGCTGTAGTAAAGAACCCAGATCCACAAAAGATATCCAAACAGTTTAATATTTCAAAGGAACAACTTGAAAAAGACTGGGAAGAAGGAGCAGTCTATGGAATGTCTTACGGTGGTGGTAGAGATAAGAATACAGGAGATTATGTGTAGCTCATACTAATATTTCCGCACCCAGACAACCTAATGTTGGTAAACACTTGTGCTCACGAAGCATTGCATGCTGCTCAAGACATACTTAGCGATAAGGGAATGAGATTATGCAACGATACACATGAGCCATATGCATACATGGTAGGATGGATTGCAATGTGTATATATAAAACGGCTACAAAGAAATGAATACGGCAGAACTTAATTCAATATTGTATTATGCGGATTTCTTAAGTATTCAGTATACTGGAACACCTGTTACAGATACGTGTAAATACTTTTTCGTGCACGGAGCCCCTATAAATATCTCATATCTAGCTGGAGTAGAACCATTCTACAATGCTGAAAATCAGTACTTTATACAGAGTCTTACTGAATATAATCAGATAAAAGGCAAGCTGGGAGAAGATGCTGCATCTAGTTTTGTAGACGGTGTATGTAATTTGGCGGCATGTGGCATGGTAGATGGGAACAGAATGCTGCAAGTAGCATATAGGTGGAGCCCTAAAAAGGTCAGAAATGCAGCTTATTCCAGGTTTGAAGAGTGGGAAAAGTCTTTATTCTACGAACATATAGAGCAGGATGAGAACGGAAAGTCTATTATAGCAAAATGCGGGAAAAATATAGCTCACCAGGAAAAGGCTTGTGGGCTTAGAGTGGGATGCTCTATAGACCCAGAATCTAGAATAACATCTGAGGAGTTGATGATTTGTGATCTGGACAACGATCAAAAAGAACTGTACAAAAAAGCACAAGAATGGAGAAATTTGATATTCTGAGTAAACATGAGATTTAAACTTAATAAACAAACACAAGCGATAATAAAACATAACACAGGTTTTACTTGCGAAGAATTGTCCAAAATACCTTTACATGAACCATGCCATACAATACCTTACAATACCACAACGACCCAAAGGTTAATGAAAAGCTTAAAGAAATTATTGCAAACTATAAGGCAATATTAAAAGAAGCCGAGTTTAAGCAGAAATGTGACGAAGTATTTAACAATTTTAAATAATGTACAAATGAAAATAGCAACATACAACATAGATGGGCTCCCAGAAACCATGGATTTGAATGATCTCCCTTGGATATTTAAACCGGCAGTGTGGATATATAAATTGTTCGCAGGAACAACCTTAATCCATCTGAATGATAACACAGGAAGGTCAGAAGATACTAAAAAGATAAGTAAATATCTACAGCAGTTTGATATAGTAGGCGTACAAGAAGACTTTAACTACCACAATGAGCTGAAATCAGACCTTCAAAATAAAAATTGGGGCACATTCCAGGGTGCAATAGACTTCTCAAAGATATTCTCCATGGTAAAATGGTTTAGATATAAGTCAGATGGCTTGAATATAATCACAAACCCTAAAATAAACATACTTGAAGAGGATATAGTAGAGTGGAAAAACTCTTGCGGGTACTTCTCACACTGTAACGATAAGCTCACAAGGAAAGGATTTAGACGATATTTGCTCGAAGATACCAAAACAGGCTGTAAATTCGTAGTATACGTACTGCATGCAGACGCATCTGAAAACCTTGACGACGTAAGAGACTCAAATACAAGGAGAAAGCAGTTTACACAGCTTACAGACTATATAAAAAACAAAGGGGAACATTACCCAATACTGATAATCGGGGACACAAACTGTGCAGATACAGAGATGGATAACGAAACCATATCAGATTATCTCATGTTTCCGCTCGAAGACGGTTCTACTACCATAGATCAAGTACTCCCTAATACAGATTTGGATAGAGTTTTTGTAGTAAATAGCCCATTATATGATAGTAAAATAGTAGTAAATAGCTGTGAACACGGTATAGAAGGGTTATCGGACCATAGGCCATTTATAGTGGATTTTGACATAGTAAAACAGTAATATATATATAATATATATAAGGTACGCGCGAGAGTTCGGGGTCATTTTGGCTCCGAATTTTTTTATTTTTTTTTATTTTTTAAACTGCAGTGTGGGTGTAAGAACGCGAAAATTTTTATTTTGTGAGTATGAAAACGGGAAACTCTCTCGCTCTCCCGCCCGGGGAGGTCGACACGGTCGAACCACCCCCGCCGGTCGTTGGGAGCTCAAAGCGAAATGCTCGGGCGCATTGATTGTTTCACATCAAATTTTTAACGCTATGCTTATAAAAATTAAAGCGCGCGGTTGGAACCGCACTTCCGAGCGATTTGTGGACAAATGGCTCGAGTCCTGCTCACGTGACGATGAGCAGGGTC